TCCTGATTTTTGAGTAAACAGAGTAAATTTATGTGTAGAGGTCTGTCCTAGTCCAACACTGATAGGAACAAATTGATCTGTTTCTAGTCCTGCATTTGATGCATATAATTCAATCGCATTATTATCGTCACCTATTGTTTTAACAAAGTAAATTCCAGTTTTAATTCCTGATAGTGGTTCACCCACTGATGAATATTGAATTTTATCTCCAGTTTTAAATTGAGTAATATCATCAAATACTATGGTTGAAAAAGTTTGATCATCTTCATCAACAACATTTCTTAAAGTTCCTATACCTTTTGAAAAATTAACAGAGGATTCTATAATTTTTGTTTCTATCTTTTTGTTTAAAGGAAAGACTCCCTCATTGTTTTCTATCGCATTATTGACACTACTATTGGTTCCTGGCAATGAGTTTGATGCAACATAGGCAAAACTATCATCTTCTGAAAAATACACGTTTTGAACGTCAGCAGTGACGTTATAATTGCCAAATTCTATTGGAGTATTTACACTAAATGCTTTTTGTAATTTTCTTCGAATAGAAGTATTATTTAAACTTCCTGTATAATTAAATTGATTTAATGATACACTTTTGCTTCCATTTTTTACTTCATCTGAAACGTATGGCACATTCGATGATATAGGATATAGAACTGTACTAATTCCAGAGGTAAGTTCAACCTGATCACCTTTTTTTAAACTTGATCTATCAAGTGGACTTAGAAAAGATAATGATTCTGAAGTGCTAGTGGGACTTAAATTATAAGAGGATGCAGTATTATAAATCCATGAATTTGAAAATATTTGTTTATATGTTCGTCCTTGTTCAGGATTGGTTACTTTATCACCAATACTTTTTACAGATATTATATCACCTTCATCAACAATTATTGATTCTGTCTGTACAAACTCTGATATAACACCAGTAAATCTTAATTTAACTATTTTTGATGGATCACCATTCTCATATCCAAAATAAAAATCATCAGAACGAACATTATCTGTAGGATTAATTGAAGTTTTAAATGAACCTGTACTAGTTGCACTGCAACCTAGAAATTGATTAACTGTTTTATGAGTATATGATATTGTATTAATACCTGATAAAATTATTCCTGAAGTATCAAATCCAACAGTTGAATCGACTGTAATTATTGAAGACCCAACTGAAACAGGATCAATTACTCTTGTGTTTGGAATAATATCAAAATTATTTAAAATATCGACTGATCCAGAATCATCAACAAATAATTTAAATTTATAGAAAGTTCCAACACCAACTCGATTAAAAGGTTCAACTTCTGACACAGAGGCACTAATATCAGTGTTATTAAGTTTAGATCTAAAAATTGATTGTCCTTTTAAAAGAAGAGGATTGCCCGAAATAACTTCTGCAGTTGCAATTTTTCTTACAATATAATTTGCACTTGATGGTTTAATTAAACTATCTTCTAAATTTAAAATTTCTGGAACTTCATTATAAAGAACTTTGAAAAGTATTTCAAAAGACTTATTAGTTCCTTTTGTCTCATATAAAGATTTTGCTTCTCGAATAAAGTTACCAACATCAACATTTTTATTAAAATCAATTCCTTCTAATCCTGGTGTAAATGTTTTTTTGGTTTTTTGATAAAATTCTTTAAGGAATAATGCACTTAAATTTTGAACATTACTATTATCATTGTGATCATTATCCTGTGATGTTGAAAATACTAATTCTTCTTGATTTAAAGATTGATGATATGAAGTAATTCCACTAAATCCTCGGATACATCCTGTAAATGCATTCGTGCTAATTCCAGTGTATGTAATGATTTCATCATCAATTTTTAATAATCCATACTCTTTCGGAAATCCTTTGGTACTACTCACATAAATTACATCAGCACCACTTGTAACAACACCAACTGTAGTTGAATTATCAACTATAACATCAGGAGTTAGGTTCTCTAATTTTAGATACTGATCTAAATTTTCAGAAAGGTTGGTTGGTGCACCCTGATATTCTTGAGAAATATAATATTGTTTTAAAAAATCGACAGCCTCAGGACTCTCATCCAACACAAAATCTGGAAGTTGATTTGATATTATATCCTGAATTTTTACTTTGCTTTCAATTCCTGTTTGTATCATATTATTCTCTGATTATATTTCCATTTGAGTAACTGGATGTATAGAAATCTTTGGTAAATTTAACACCAGAGATTTCATCACCAGATGCAATTACGTCTCTTACCATATTTATTGTACTTTTTGAGATGCTAAATGAAAGATATAAATCTTTTAATCCTATTACATCATTTGATTCTGGAAAAGCTTGAACTTCAATGACATTATTTGGTTTTTCTGTTGATAATATATTAATTGTGGTTAATATCACTTCACCTTTAACATAATCAACTATTCCAGCATCTCCAATGATGACTCTTGATTTTGCACCATCTACTAATTTAACAATCGCAAGTGTTCCAGTTTTAAGATCTCCTTTCGGAACATCAGTTAAGTAAACAGTTGATGATTCACCAGGTATCGTGAATCCTGTAGACTTAATATTAAATCCTCTAGGATCGACATGAAACTGATTACCAAAACATAATTCATATTGTGCAAATTGATTTATAGATGCCTGTAAATCTCTTCTAATCGTAACTTTTGTAATATTTGATGTAATTGCTTCATCTGTATCATCAATAATCTGTAAAACTTTACTATATTTGAATCTACCTCCAAATTTGTTTAAATTTGATGAATTTGAGTATTCTGTAAGGCTATTTACAACATTTGTTTTCAAAGTATTCAAATTTGACACAAAAGAATCATTAAAATAAACACTTGAATTGATTTCTACGTATAACATCTTCAAATCAGTAATTTTTTGATTAATTCCTGATACAGAATATTGTTTTAATCTTGATAATATGTTTGTTTTATCAAAATTCGATACTGCATTACCATTTTTTGGTTTTATACTAATTAAAACGTTTCCAAATTCGGGAGGATCGAGTTCTTCACCTCCAACAACGGAAACAGACTCAGTATCTGGGTAAATATTACGAATTATTGCTTCATAATCTCTTGCAGTCACAGCACGGTTCTGTGCCGAGTAGGTTAAAGGTGAATAATACTTGATGGAATCAACAGATTCGATATTTCCACCGTTCTGAGATCGATTTACAGTCGTTAGAGTGACTCTACTAATCGAAACATCAACACCTGCTTGATTTTGAACGATTCCTGAGAATGCAAATTCTTCTGCACCATTTCCATCAAGACCATCAGTCGTCAAATAATGAACCGTAATGAAAATTCCGTCTGCATCTCCCTCAGACCCAAGTTTTTTTCCAAAAATACCATCACCAAATCGAATCTCATATCTTTCATCCTGTACTTCACGTACAAAATAGATTCTTGAGGTGGATTTGACATCAATTATGTTGTTTACAGGTGAATATTCAATTCCTAACTCTGCACTATCATTACTTACGTATACTCGAATCTTCGAAGTATCAATATTTTGGTTATTTAAGATAAATCTTTGATCAACTGACCCATCATACTCAAATTTTTTCTTTAAAAAGACTCCCTGACTTATACTTAGGTTCGAAAAAGTCGCAATTCCATCCACAACTGACGTTGTAGCCTTTTCAACTATTGAAAACATGTAAGATGATCCTGCCACACTGCCAGTACAGACTAATCCTGGTTGTAATGTGACTGTAGGAGTGTCTGTGGAGATTGAAAGTTCTAAATTTACCTGTGCTGTTGATGATGTTCTTGAACGAGGTGTATATCCGATGTTACCTGCGAGTGATACAACGTTTTCACGCAGTGTTGCCGAGTCGAGAAAGGACTCATTTACGACAAGATTCGAGTTAAACGAGGTAATGTAGGTATTATATGCTAATGTATCAATTAGAATCGACATATTCGATCCCTCAAAGTCAAAATCAGTGAAATTTGAGTTTGCTCTGAGATAATCTTTGATCGAAGTCTTAATTTGATCAAAATCTAGGTTTGAAAATTTAGTAAAAGGCATGTGATTATCTTGTTGTCTCTAATATAAATGAATATTCCTGTGTCGGAAACTGTTGACCTATGATATCAAAACTCACAACGGCCTCAAATGAGTTTTCATCAGGTGTTGGAGACACTATAACGTTGACATTTTCAACTCTTGGTTCATAATTACGAATTGTGGACTGAATTTGGTCTTGAATAACTGCTGCTGTACCATAATCCACAAAACCAAACAAACTTTGGTATACATCAGATCCAAAATCGGAGTCAAAAAACTTTTCAGTCGGAATTGTTTGCACAATATTACGAATTGAACGACGAATTGCACTCTCATTCTTAATAACTGGTAGGTCTTTCGTGACTGGATGAGGTGAAAAAGACAAACTAATGTCTTTAAATGCCCTCGATACCCTATTAATGGACATTTACAAGGTTTTTTATTTATTTATACTAGATTTTCCAATAAAAAAGCACTCAATAATGAGTGCATTCTCTATTTTCCCTGCCCTCGGTATCTTTTTCGAGCTCGATTACGAGAAGTTGCCGAGTATTTCGTGTGTTTTCCTGCTCCTTGACGAGTTTTTTTCGGGATTGCATCAACATAAGTGCCTCCCATGATACCTTGTTTAATCTTTGCCATTTAAATCACTCCTTGTAATAATAGTTTCAAGTTCATCTTCGGTAGGATGTCCTGTTTGATAGAATTCAATCGCATAATCTTGCATACGTTCGAAGTATTCAGATGCCGTTAAGTCGGAAAAGACCTCCTTTCCCTTTAACTTAATGGTATAACGATCAGATGACTCTTGTTTTTTCATGTCCGACACGAATTCTTGGATCACACCAGATTTCAAAACCTGCTTCTTTTGCGTCTAAACAGAAACTTACGTCTTCTCCACACATATCCTGTACATCACCTGATTCGAAAACCTGCATTTTTGGTGCAAACCATGGGTAAGGCATACCTTCGTGTTCAAATACACCTTTCTTAATTAACAACCAACCAAAACCAGTGTAGTCAACAGTGAAAGGTTTCTTTCTTTTTGGCATACTTTCAATCGTTTCGTGATTCATCACACCACCATTGCTACGAAAGTCATCTTCTTCTAACCAATGAGCAACTGAAGTGGTACGACCATCTTCTGTACAGTACCATCCACCTGCAATTTCCTTATCCATTAATACTAATTGCCAGAATTTCTCTGTATTAAAGACAATATCAGAATCAATCCATAATTGCCAATCATATTTAAGTTTACCATCCCATGGAATTTGGTTAGGTCCTCGAAGAACGTTTGCACCTAAACACTTACAACGGGCAAAATTGACCATTGATGAATAATCCTGTGATATTTGTATACTTGCTCCTGCCTGTACAAGATCAAAACAGAGTTGTACAAAATTCTTTAAAAATACGTATGAGACTCCTCGACCAGGTAGACAAAAGACAATGGATTTTCCTCTTACCATTTCTTTTGCTTTATTATAATCCCATTCTGGTGTAGATGATTTTTTGATTGCAGGTGATTTTGCCTTTACTGTAAATCCTTTAGCCATAATTTGTTGTTGTTATGTTCATATCATACCTTATATAGAAGGCTTTGTCAATAAGATGATTCAAAAATTGTAGGGTCTTCCACATTCATATCATATACCTCTGTATATGTGATTTCTTCTCTCCAATAAGATGTATAAAGTTTACTCCAGATCATATTAAACTCTTCTTCACTCAAATTCTTAAACAGACATTTATCATTCAAATAGATGTGATAAGTTTTTGTATGAGTTTTAGTCATCCTTCGTTGTAAGGTAAATTCCGTCGATATTAAAATTCCATTTTAACACAAGATCCTCGTACCAGTCAAGTTCGTTTACAACCTCTTCGGGAATTGTAATATGATACCTGTCTGTTACTGGATCGATCTCTATGGTCGAAAAAATTTGGTCGAAATTTTTTTTCATTTCATGAATCTTCACACTTGATTTTATATATGCGAAAATTTTTTTTGACTCATGAAATATAAATGTGCCTTTCGTAACACTTTGTAGACTAGGGAAGTTACCCTTTTTTATATACGGGGGCAACCACGCACCGCATAATAAAAAACCCCCATAAAAGGGGGCACTGCTGATTCACGAACGAATGG